CCTATGACAAGCTGTACCTGTTCAATTCGGCGCCGACACTGGAAGGGCTGCCGGATATATTGATATGGGATATCAATGTGGCGTTGTCCGGCGTTAGCTTGTCCGGCTATTGCGGGGACGCAGATTCTCAGCCGCTGACGTACATTACGAGGGCAGGAGCGTGGCCCACTGGCGTATCGTTAGCTGTTGACGGCACGCTTTCCGGTACGCCGACAGTAGAGAACGAGTCGGGCGTTACTCTGGACAATATATGTCAAGACCCCGGACTGCTGGCCAGTGCATTCGACGTAACGGTCTACGTGATTGACACATGGACTATGCCGGACTGCACCGGAGACACGGTAGCGGCTTGTATCACGGCTGTAGATGCTGTGGCGCCGTGGTATGGCGGAGTAGGCATATCCGCCGACGGTGAGTGCAGTGCGACGGTACCTACAGACGACATCATAAGTCAGTCACCGGTCGAGTTAACAGAAGTCGATAACCCGCTTTCGCTAATCAATGTGTCTGTATCGACAGGTTTATGCGCATCATGGGATTTGACGGGGCTTCCATCATCGTGGCGAACTGTGGCGGATGTACTTAGCAATAAGTACTTCGTCGCAATCAAACAACAGGAATGCGACGGTGATGGCGTATGGGCCAAATGGCGTGCCGGGACTGAGGTAACGCCTCGCGGTTCATCGAATTGTGTGTTGCAAAGAGATGTTATTCGAGCAGAGGCTGATGGTGCTGCTACTTGGGCTCGTTGGAGGCCGGGTACTAATCGTAACTCCAGCAATCTTCAATTGAAAGTAAGGTCTGCTTTAACGGTGGATTTTGTACTAACACCAAACTAATATGAAAGCATTGATCGTCGCAGGGAGTGCGCCGTGTGTGTTCGAGGATATAGCTGCCGCCAGAGAGCTGTACCCGGACGCTGACACGATCACCATCAACGAAGCGTGTGGCGGTGTTGAGAACATTCAGCACATGCTGGCCGGGCATACCGTGAAGGCTGAAGCCTTCGTGGAGTACCGGCGGGAGAAGTTCCCGAATTGGGAGCAGCCGATAGCGGTACACGCAAGCTGGCATAGATTGAACGAAGCGCCAAGGGACGACTACCCAAGCGTTACAGACTGGCACGGTGGCGATGTAATTACCGGCGCCAGCTCTGCCGGTAAAGCAATACAGATTGGATTGAAGCTGGGGTATGAGCCTATCATCTTGGCCGGTTGCCCCATGAACGGTAGCGGGTACTTCAACCAGGCGGAGACGGATCGATTTCAGAAGGCTTTTATGAAGTTCGGTAAGTGCCGGCGCATCGGGGATGCAGCCGAACAGCAGCACCGATCGATTCAGAAGTACCGCGAAAAATTCAAAGAACTGTCGGACACCGTTTGGAAAGGCAAGGTGTTCTCTATGTCCGGGTACACACGAGACTGTCTGGGGGCTCCGTGAGCTATTCACGCGAAAATGAAATAGGAAGATACCGTGAAGCCTATAAAAGCCCGCGCTACGGTATGGGAGATAAGCGCAAGCGCAAAGCCGCTGAAGTTCTTGCAGCGTTGGAGCCGGGCTCTCTACTCGATGTGGGCGCTGGCCGCGGTGAGGGTGTCATGCTGGCGCGCGCAGCCGGGCACGACCCAGTAGTAGGGATCGAGCCGGTGGAGTATCTGGCAGGCAAGAACAACATCATGGTCGGCGTGGCTACTGATCTGCCGTTCGCAACGCATTCATGGGATACAGTGATGTGCCTGGACGTACTGGAACATCTGGTTCCGGAGGACGTGGAGCCGGCGCTGCTTGAGTTCCGGCGCGTTGCCAAGAAGACCGTTTTCCTCACGGCGAGTGAACGGCCGCATCGGTTCAAGAATCTGGGTGATCTGCACATATCCAAACGGCCGATCGCAGAGTGGCAAGAATTGTTCGAGAAAGTTTTCACGTTCGCGGAAATCAAACCGCTGGGCATGGTGGGCGTAAGCCCCGGCTGGCTCATAAGAGTTTAACATGGCAATCGTAACAAACAGTAAAATAGACTTGATCAGCGACGCTTTGATCCTGTGTGGTGAGAAGCCGCTTACGTCGTTGAGCGATAATCGCTATGGCGCCACAGTCGGGTCGAATCTATTCGAGATCATCTACGAAAACGAACTTCAGTCAAACCGCTGGCGGTTCGCTTGTACCAAGAAGGCTCTTAGCCGGTTGGTTGCTGCGCCGTTGAATCAGTGGTCTTACGCTTATCAGCTCCCATCGGACATGCTATTGCCGATCGGTGTATACCCGCCCGATCTTCAATACGAGATTTATGCGGACCATCTGTACTCGGACCGTACGTCCATTGAGCTGGACTATATGTTCAAGCCGGAAGTAACCGATTGCCCGGCGTACTTCACCAAACTGATCGTATATGCACTGGCAAAGGACATGATCAAAGCGATCACGGAAAGCGACAACGCTGTGCAGATTATGACTCAGAAGTACAATATGCAAAAAGGTATCGCCATGTACGCGGATGCGCAGGGACGACCGGCGAAGCCCGTATTCGACTCACCCTATACCGATGTGCGCTATTAAGTGAGAACGGCTACAGTACAGTCATCCTTTCTTTCCGGGGTTCTCGATCCGAGAGCCGGAGGCCGGGTAGACGCGGACGCCTATAATTTCGGAATGTTGGTAGGCAACAACGTCATAGTGCACCACCTTGGCGGCGTTGTGCGCCGGCCCGGATTAAAATACCTGACGCAGCTCCCGAACGTTCTGGAACTGATCACGCCCAGTTCGGCTACGGCACCCAACGGGGGTACCGCTGCGAACGGCTACGACGAAGATTCGACGACGCTGGTAACCACCACAACCGATATCAACACGATCGACCCTTACGTGGTCATACGATACGACTTGGGCGCCGCCACGGCCGTATCGCATGTTGATGTAAAAGACTTCGTTGCTACCGGCAGTTCAAGTACCGAGTTCCGAGTACAAGTATCTCAAGACGACGCGGTGTGGGTGGATTTCGGCGATCCTTTGCCGATGGTTGATACTACGTCGAGAACGTATCGCAGAACTTCGTTTTCGGTGGAGGGCTCACCGTCGCCAACGACAGCTCGTTATTGGCGGCTGGTTAAAATAGGCGGAACGACAATGAGCACTAACACAGTGTCTTTGTCTGAGTTCAACTTATGGTCTGATACTGGTACGATTTCAGAAGTAAAGTTGCTGTCGTTTGAACTTACCACCGAGACTCGGTACTTGGTAGCGATAACGGACCGGTCGGCAACTGTGTTCCTGAACGGCGTTGTTCCCGACAGCGGCACGTTTCCGGTCCCTTACGTCTCGGCGGACATTCCCGACATCGATGCGGTGGTCGGCGCGGACTCACTGTTTATTGTCCACGAGGATTACCCGCCTCGATACGTCGTAGACGAGTTTGCCGGAGAAGACTTACAAACTGGCGAAGTGGTGTTCGAGTCGCTTCCGCAGTACGATTACGGAGACGACCTGAGCCCGACACCTACTTCTGAGATTCAGGTCATTACCTTCGATTCGAACTGGACACAAGGGGATACCTTCCAGCTCGAGCTGGACGGCGCCAGGACAGGATTGATATCTTACGCAGGGGATACCGGCGCGTTTGATCAGACCACCACGGCGAACAACATCGCACGAGAAGTGCAGAAGTTGTACACGGTGCCGGGGTTCACTGGCGTATCGTGCGCGCGTACCGCGGCTCGCGAATATACTGTCACATTCGCCGATGCCAGCGCGGATACCTACGAAGGTTTGATGACCGCTATTATAGGTACGGTAGTGTCTACTTCGGCCATATCGCCGACTGTAACCCAGTCGCAGGCAGGCGTGCCGCGGTCTGAGGATGTGTGGAGCGCAGTTCGCGGGTACCCGCGGACAGTCACGTTTTTTGAAGGACGGTTCTACTTCGGTGGGACGCGCAGTCGGCTCCAGTCTCTGTTCGGCAGCACGGTCAATGATCCGTTCACTTTCGAGCTGCTGGAGCAACTGGATGCGGACCCGATCTTCATAACTCTGAACGGGCAGCAGTTGAACGCAATCAACGGGCTGTACTCAGGGCGGACGTTGCAACTGTTTACGTCAGGCGGCGAGTTTCGGTACTTCAAAGACAAAGGCAACGCGATTACGCCAGCCGATGCGCCTTTGGCACAGACGGAGTTCGGCGCCAAGAAGATAAGGCCGGTGGGTATTGACGGGGCCACCATTTATGTTCAGCGGCTCGGCAAGTCTATCCGCGACTTCAAGTATAACTTCGAAGAAGATGCTTACGACTCGCTGGGGCTTTCCAGCCTTGCGCCTCATTTAATAAACGGCGTGGTTGACTTGGCTGCCTGGCAGGGTTCGTCAACGGACGAGATCAATCTGGTGTACGCGGTGAATGCCGATGGTACCGTTGCGGTATTGAATATTCGTAAAGAGGCAGAAGTCCGGGCGTGGACAAGCTGGTCTACGGCCGGGTTGTTCAAGGCGGTAGAAACTACAGTCGAAGAGGTTTATTTCGCGGTAAAGCGGACAATCAACGGTACGGATGTACTGTTTCTGGAACAGACCGACGCGGGTATGTACGTGGACGCCGGGGTGAACGTAAACGGTATGGTGACCGATAATGTAGTTCATCTGAACGGAGAAGTATGTCGGGTGCGGCTGAACCCGCAGCATCTGGTGTTGCACGATCAGACTGGTGGTACGGTTACGCCTTCCGAACCGGAGTATGCTGCTTCTGCTATCCAGGTGGGGCTAGATTTCAACCCGACAGTTACGCCGATGCCTTTGAACACCATGACTCCGACTGGCGCTAACTTCCTGAGCAAGCGGCGCATTGTCAAGATCAGGGCCAAGGTGAATAACACATTGGGGTTGCTGGTCAACGGTCGGGAGTTGCCTGATCGGTACTACGATATAGACGACTTCGACGATGCAAACCCGACACCGTACAGTGGGAACCACCAGATTGAAGAGACGACCAACTGGGATGAACAAGAAGACAAAACTATTACATTTACACAAGTTGATCCGCTGCCGATGAATATCTTGTCGATCGTAGTGGATATGGAGAGTACCTAATGGCTGTCGCAGTTCCTATCGTAACGGCTATCGGCGGCGGTTCGCTGGGGGCTGGCATTGTTATCACGGCTGCGGCTGCTGCTTCGGCTGCTGCTGGCGTTGCTTCGGCCAGTGCTCAACGAGCGGCAGGTAGACATGCCGAAGCCCAATCCGTTATCGACGCAAACGCAGAAGGTGATGCGGCGCGCGAGCGGGAGATTCAGCGCAAGAAAGACCTGCTTCGAGCGATATCTTCGCAACAGGCGGCTGCCGGGGCTACCGGAGTTGCCTTCAACCAAGGATCGCCAGCCGCGATTGCCAGGCTGGATATTGCTGAAGCTAATCGTGATCTCGCGATCGACAGTTCTACTTCCAAGCAACGCCAGCGATCCTTGCGGGCGCAAGGCCGCGCTGCCCGGTTCGCCGGCAGGGCTCAATCGGCCGCGACGTTGCTGGATACCGTTGCTGGACTCGGTAAGACAATAGCGCCAGGTGTCGGAGCTATCTTTTAATGGCGACACGATACCGTGATTTGCAACGACCGACGCTGATTGACGTAGCGGCCCGGTCCACGTCGTCCGGCGCTTCGGAGGCTGCGAGCGCGCTGGCTAATTCGCTGGCGTCTTTCTCCCGTACCGGGTTCAATACGCTGGCGCCGATCGTTGAGCGGAACCTGATCAAGAGCGGGGCTGAGGCTGGCGCTGCCACGACGGGTACGCCCGAGTTCAAGTCTACCTTGACGGCCTACGGGCGTGCCTACAACAATGCAGCACTCAGGAGTTATGCTATCCGCTCCGAGATCGATCTGGACGAGAACGCGGCCCGTGTGGAGGCTCAGGCCGGAACAAACCCCGAGGCGTTCCGTGCGGCGATGGAAGAGATGCAGAAAGGCGTAATCTCGGAAGCGCCACCGGAGGCCCAAGGTATCCTGAAGGATATGTACAACCAGCGGACTGGCGACGGACTCGCCCGTATTCAGACCGCTTTGGCCAACGAGCTGCGCGCAGAGGATCAGAAGCTGGTAGAGGAACAGATCAGCCGCCTGACCGACAAAGTAGCCTTCCTGCGATCTCAGGACACGCCTGAAGCCCACGCACAGTCGGTCGAGGAAGAGGCTAAGTTGTTCATTTTGCTGGACGCTGCGGTCAATGACGGCACTATCTCGGCCGCACAGGGCCGTATGGCGCGCCATGCAGCCGAGCAGGGGATCATAGCCGAGACGGTTATGGCTCGTTTCAAGAACGAGCTGGAGGACCCTTATGGCGACCCCATCCGATTTATTCAGGACCTGAAGGAAGTCAACCGAACCGCAGAGTCCCTGTCGCCGGAAGAAGAAGCCAAGCTGGAGAATTCTCTGCTGGCCGAGCTACGGGACCGGAATGCGCTGGAGAGCGCCAGGCGGTCACAGATGGCGGCTGAAGCACAAGCTCGCTACGACGCCGGCGATCGAGAGGCTACCACGGCCATGTTGGCCGGCGAGTTGACCCAGCGCGGGCTTCTGGACCGTATCCGGAACGACAGCATCAGCCCGGCTATCGCCCGGACGTTGCTGAACGAGATTCAGTCATCGACTGCCGCACCCAAGTCGGACCCAGAGACCTTGTTCAACGTCAGTACCAACGTGCTGGATTACAGCGAACTAGATCTGGCTACCATGCAGAAATTGACATGGGAAGACCGCGGCAAGATGATTGAGAAACGCCGGGACGAGATAAATAGCTGGAAGAGTACGCAGAATGCCAAAGAGGCATTTGGGCGTATCGATCGTGCCCTCGGATTGGTTCCAGGCGTAATGAACCAACTATTATCAGACTCGGAACGGCGCGCCCGTGACACGGCCCGAACGCAGCTATTCGATCAGATCGATGCACTCCCGCCGAAAGAACGGGATGCGGCTGTTATCCCTGCTTCTCGCGAAGTCATACGGACTGTTATCAGTACCAACGCCGGTATAAAAGCAGACAAGGCCCGAGAGCAGTTACGTCTGTTGGACGAGGGCGTGGATAAGCTGGGCGGCGTTGATGAATTATCGGATCGCAATCGGAAGATTTACGAAACCGATCGGGCGCGGCTGGAAAATACTATCCGCGAACTAGAACAGAAGAGTGCTAACTAATGCCTGCTGAAATCTCAGATACCTACGCTGCCGATACGCTGGCCCGGATGCATGATAACACCGAGGAAGCGGATTCGAAGGCGTTTGCCAAAGATGCTGGCTTCGTCAACTCCAGCGGGTTTGGTGGCGGCGGCAACAAGTTAGGAGCCGGGCTTTTGTCCGGCTGGGGGTTCACCAAGAAGTTGCCGCGTAATATCGGCATGGGCATTTTTCGTGCGGCACTCGAGACGACCGAGACGATCGACGATGTGATGGCTGCGGCACCGGACGTAATGCAGTCCGATCTGTTGGGCGACGCACTGGAACCTGGCGGCCCCGGACCGTCAGCGAATGCGACGGCCAAGCCGCCCAAGTTACCGCCAGTTGAAAAGGTGGAGCCGCTGCGTACCATGTTCCCCGGCGTTTTCGAAGCCGCGCATTCGTTTGCGGATGAAGTGGAGGCGAACAACACGACTTCAGACAACCTTGTGCAAGGTATAACGCAGTTCACTATTCCGTTCATTGGGTATCTGAAAGCGTTCGGTGGGCTGAAGCAGGGCCAGAAACTATTCAATGCAGCCAAGGCGCTGGGTGCTGAAGGCGTAACGGCTGCGTCAGCATTCGATCCGCACGACGGTAGACTTGGCGATTTGCTGGACATGGGTCGGCATATGGAGAATCGATTCGGCGAGCTGTTGAACAAAGCGTCGCCCGACGGTTCGTTGGCTAACGCCTACATAGATTACATAGCCAATCGTGATAATGAAGGCGAGTGGGAAGGCCGATGGAAAAACGCTGTTGATAGCTGGACAGGCACTGCGGCGGTTTACGGGCTGTTGAAAGCTGTTCCTGTTTCATTGAAGATAGCCAGAGCGGGAATTGAAGATTTCGGTAAAGGCCCGTTGCCCGGAACCAGGCGCGGCCAGCGGGGAATGGTGGCGTTTCACGGATCGCCACACGTATTCGATAAATTCGATTTGGCTGCGCTCGGAACTGGAGAGGGTAATCAAGCATATGCACACGGGTTTTATTTTGCTGAGAACAAAGGTGTAGCTCAAGGGTATCACCACAAACTAGCTGGCGGTAAGTTTACGTTTCCTGATAGCCCGAAAGCTTTTAGCGTGGGTGAGCTTGCTTTCAGTGATAAAACCAATGGTATTTTAGCCGCAAAAAAAGTAGCCGATCTTTTGACTTTATATAACGGTGATGTTAACAAGGCATTAAATAAGATAAAAGGGAGTATTTTTAGTGGGGATAAAAGTACAGATAAGGCGTTTGTTTTTCTTAATAAGTACAAGGATAAACAAGTCAAGTTAACTGCTACTAGTGGTGCATTGTACGAAGTTGATATCCCCGATAAGCAAGTAGCGAAAATGCTTGATTGGGATAAACCTATAGAGAAGCAGCCAAGTGTTCTTAAAGCAATTCCCGACGACATGAAAGAAAAAATTCAGTATGAATTGGATCATTATGACTTGGGGGATATTCGCGATGTCGATGGAAAAACGATACATAGAGCATTAGAAAGAATTGCCAGCGAAGAGCCGCTTCCCGGTGTTCCTTATTCGGATAACCTAAAGCAGCAAGTAGCGCAATACTTGGAATCGTTGGGCGTGCCGGGCGTTACGTTCCTGGACGGGGTTTCTCGCAAAGCCGGGGAAGGTACGAAAAACATTGTTGTATTCAATCCGGACAAGACGATCAAACAAGTAAAACGTAACGGTGTAGTTACGTCGAAAAAGGATTAACCAGTGCCAGATTTCGGTATAGCAAAAGGCTTGGAGAAGGGACTGCTTAAAGGTACCAAGAAAGGTGCCAAAGAAGCGGTTGTCAAACGTCCGGGCCAGATCGCAGTTGAAGAAGCTGCGAAAAAAGAAATGGCACCGAAGATACCGGTGGAGCCGACTGTGCAAGCAGAAGTTCCGCCCGTAAAAGCAACTCCGGAAATCACGCCAGCCGAAAAGGTAATGACGCCGAAAGAACAGATTGTAGAGAATCTGGACGTTGCTGCTGAAGCCGAAAGACTATCGAAAGTGGAGCTGAAAGACTACGCGCTGGACGAGACCTTCCAGACCAACTTCGACACTATCAACACGACCGACGGGATCAAGGCAACGATCGCCGATGTCGCCCAGCAGAACGCCGGCAAGATCGATGAAGCGCGGCGCGGGGTCATTACCAATCAGCAGCTTCAGGGATTAGCCGACGATCTCGATCTGAATACCGACGTGATCAAACAGGTCATAGAGCGTGAGAACGGCGGCATCCTGAACGCCGAGACGATTCTGGCTGCTCGTCAGGTATTGAACTCGAGCGCCGAGCGGATACATACGCTGGCGACCAACATCACGAAGGGTACGGCGACGGACCTGGACCGGTTGAAGTTCCGCCGTCAGCTCCAGTGGCATCGTGAGTACCAGACGCAGTTCATGGGTGCCCGTGCGGAAGCCGGTCGTGCCTTGAACGCCTTCAACATTCCGACCGAAGCGAACGTGGACTGGAGCCGCATTCGCGAAATGGTGGATGCAGCGGATGGCCATAGCACCGATCGGGTAGCTTCCGCCATAGCACTAATGGACAACACAGCGGCCATTTCCAAAGCCTCGCGGAAGTACACTCAGTCCAAACTTATGGGTACGTTGAACGAGCTGTTCATCAACTCGATTCTGTCCGGTCCGAAGACGCACCTGACCAACACAGCAGGAAACATTATGATGCAAGCGATGGGCATTGCCGAAACGGCGGTGGCTGCGCGCATCGGGCGGTTCCTGGGTGCCGAAGAGCGGATGCTGGTGGGCGAGGCATCCGCGCTGGCGCACGGCACGATCTCGGCGTGGAAGGACGGCTTTCGCATGTTCGCCAAGACCATGAAGACTGGCATCGCGCTGGACGACGTGGTGAAATTCGAGGGCACGCGCCGGCGCTCTATCTCGGCCGAGCATCTACTGTCGCCGGAACAACGCGCAACGCCATTGGGCCGGTTTGCTGAAGCGTTGCTGGACGGCCCGAATTGGCGTATACCGATTGGAAAAAAGGGTATACCTATTCCTGGTATCGGACAGATCGTACGTGCACCGACCGAACGGCTTATGCTGCCGACCGACGAAATGTTCAAGACGCTGGCTTACCGCGGCGAGATAGAACGTCAAGCATTCCTGCACGTTTATGACCAAGTAGCCACCGGCGTCGCAACCAAAAAGGAAGCGGCGAGGATTGCTCGGGAGTTCATGGAGGACCCGACTAAAGAAGCAATCAAGGCAGCCGAAGACTATACTCGCTACGTTACCTTCCAGAACCAACTTGGCGAAGTAGGCCAGAAGGCGCAACTCTTCTTGCGGTCTGCGCCCGTGTTGTCCCTTCTCGCGCCGTTCATTCGCACCCCGGTCAATATCTTCACGGCCGGTATTCTGGATCGCTCTCCGGTGGCTCTGATCCGCCCGAAGTTCTGGGCGGCCATGAAAGCCGGCGGCCGGGAGCGTGACATGATGCTGGCTCGCATGACGATGGGCTCGGCAACCGCTGCTGTTGTGGCCAGCTACGCGATGGATGGCACAATCACCGGAGCCGGTCCGAGCAATCCGGATGCGCGGGCATTGCTCGAGCTGTCCGACTGGCAGCCGTATTCGATCAAGGTCGGCGACAAGTACCACTCGTATGCGCGCATGGAGCCGCTGGCCTTTGTCATCGGTGCGACTGCGGATGCAGTTGAAATCTTGTCTTACATCAATAGCGATGTAGATGGGTTGGATGACGAGCTTCAGCAGACCAACAACGCAGTATCCGCCATCATTATCGGTATCGCAAACAACACCATGTCCAAGACCTATGTCAAGGGTATCGCCGATTTTACAGAGATGCTATCCGATCCGCAGCGTTATTTCGCTGGCTGGTCGCGTAACTTTGCGACTGCGTTCGTGCCGTTCTCGGCTTTGCGCTCACAGCTCGGCCAGATAGATGATCCGTACATGCGAGAAGCGTGGACGACACTGGACGCTATCCGTAACAAGTCCGGCATCCTCGGTTTGTCGGAAGAGTCGCCACCGCGCCGCGACGTGTTCGGTGAGCCGCGTAGAGTGTACGCCGGTTCGTTGCTCGGTCCGATGTCACCTATTCCCGATCGTGAAATAAGCAACGATCCGGTTGTTGACGAACTGGTGACGTTGATGGAGCAAACACGCGACGTGCCGGTTACCATGCCGAGCAAGCGGATTGAGGGGATGCGGCTTGACATGGAAGAATACGATGCGTTGATACGCATTGCCAGAACGCGAGCAGCGCCTAACGGCATGACTTTCAAGGAAGCGTTAAGAGACTTGTTTAACCAGCCTGGCTATGCTTTGGCAACGCCCGACATGCGGGTCGAGCTAGTGAAGAACATCCAGCACAAGTATGACGCAATTGCCAGATTAACCTTGGAAGCGGAAGACCCGCGGTTCGCCGCACGACTCAACACCTACCGTCAGAAGCGTAATGAGCTTCGATTTGGAGCGCAATAAGTGACAAGCATAGACGACGTACAGGACCTGTCTCCGCGTGATCAGTACGTGGCGGCGTCCATGCAGACGGCGTTCGATTACACGTTCCCGATCTTCCTGGACGAAGACCTTGTAGTCGACATCGACGGCGAGGTTCAGGTCCTGACCACCGACTACACGGTTACTGGTAAGGGGAACGACACCGGCGGCACTGTGACCTTGATCCGGGCCATCGGTGACGAGCTGGTGGGCGGCGAGATCGTCACCATCTACCGCGACATCGCTATCGCGCGCGATACGGATGTGCAGCAGAACGGGCCGTGGTCCAGCGTCAACTACAATGACGAGATGGACAAAGTGTTCCTGATCATGCAGGAGCTGAAGAATAAAGTCGGGCGCGCGATCCGCTTCCCAATCACTTCGGCATCCACCAATGCCCAGGCCGAGATGAATCCGATCTCCGGGTTCTTCGGGAAGTTCTTGCGTATCACGTCTGCCGGCATTCTTGAAGCGGCTACCGCTTTGGATAACGTTGTCGCTTTAAGCGCAGAAGTTATCGGTGAGCTGTTGAACCCCCAAACTGTGGGAGAGCTTGCGGCTTCCATAACTCCAGTAGCCTATAGATATGAAGCGGGCGTGGTTGACCGTTACGGAAATAACGGAACCCCCGGCACTACCGATATGACAAGCGCCGTTCAAGCTGCTTTCGATTCTGGGCACGGGGTCAAGTACCTTTCCGGGTACACATATTTACAAAGAGGCGAAGTCACTGTTACGGCTTCTAACATAAAAGTCGAAGCATACGGAGCTACAATTATCGGCCATACTGATAATGCTGCCAATCCGATGTTCGATTTTGTCCGCAATTCCGGTTCAACCAGCATCAAAAACGTTCATTGGTACGGCGGATCAATAGACCCACAAGGTGCGCTCGGCTGGATCAGGATGCGTAACTGCCTGTATTGCAGTGTAGAAGACTTCATATGCGAGACGACGGTAGCGGTTGCCAACAGCTTCGGCATTCATTACATCAACGGTTTCAACTTCTACGTCAAGAAGTTCAATATGCACGGCTCGCAGGGCATTACCGGGCTTGGTAATGCCGGACTTGCCAGCGGCATTAAGATTGAATCTGACGGTGGCAATGGTTTTACCGTCATCAACAACATATCCATTTCGGATGGTATCGTGCAACGTTGCGATAAAGACATCGACTTGGTGTTTGCAACCGCAAGTTCTGGCGTTCACTTAGAAAACGTAGCGTTGCTGGATACACAATCCGCGCCACTTGGAACCAACGGCATTTACCTGACCGGTGTTTTGGACAACCTGAGCATCGTCAATTGCAAATCAGAATACCTTCCGACTTGCGTTAATGTTGATAACGGCACCAACCCTGACAGAGCCAAGATCACAGTCGCAGACTTCCGCTTTACTATGAAAGCTGGCCAATATGCCTTCAATATAGAAGGATCGACAGTGACCTTGGTGCTGACGAACATAGACGCTTTCTCAACCGGGGCCAGTGCTGCGTGGTTTAATAACCATCAAGGCAAAACGGTTTGTACTAATATCCCGGTAGGAATTTCCAATATAACCGCATGGGACGGAACCGACGGGGCATTTTACAATCACGAGCAAGAAATTATTCCAAAGACAAGTGCTTTTTCAATAAAAAGAATACAAGAAAATGTTATCTGGACGAATGCTGGGGCGGGCGCTGCGGCTACTTTTACTTTGCCCATTGCTGCCGCTCAGGAGAACTTCCGAGCTACCTTCCGGGTAATGGCAGCGCAAGCTTTGCGCGTAGACCCGGATGGAACGGATCAGATTATAGGGTTAACCGATGCTGGGGGTGACCGCATTAGCAGTTCTACTATAGGCGATACAATCGCACTGGTAAGTGACGGCGTAACTAGCTGGTTTGTGGATAAATCATACGGCACTTGGGCGGACATAAATTAAATGACAAGCATAGACGACGTACAAGACATCAGCCCTCGCGACCAGTATACCGCGTCCGCGGCGCAGACTGATTTCGACTACAGTTTCCCGATCTTCACGCAGGCCGATCTGACGATCTACGTCGATGGCGTGCTGCAAGTGTTGACCACCGACTACACGGTAGCGGGCGCCGGCCAGGAGACCGGAGGCACGGTCACGTTCGTCACCCCCATGACCGGCGGTGAGGTAGTCACCATCTACCGCGATATCGCCATCGCGCGGAACACAGACGTTCAGCAGAACGGCCCGTGGTCGAGCACCAACTACAACGACGAGCTGGACAAAGTGTTCCTGATCATGCAGGAACTCGAGAACAAGATCGGTCGGGCTATCCGCTTCCCACTCACCGCGGCGATTACGAATGCGCAGGCGGCGCTTGAACCGTTGTCCGGGTACCTGGGTAAGTTCTTGCGTATCACGTCTGCCGGGATACTGGAGGCTGCGGTCGCACTGGATAACGTTGTCGCTTTAAGCGCAGAAGTTATCGGTGAGCTGTCGAACCCTCAGACAGCAGCCGAAGTAGCCGCTAGCGTGACACCAACATATTATCGTTATTTACCGGGTGATATTCAACGATACGGCGCTACTGTTGTATCAACTACCAATCGAACCGCGGTACAGGCTTCATTGAACCAGTACTCACACGGTGGCTCGCCAACGTTTATTCCGTGGGGTCGCTGGCGCTGCGAGGGAACGGTCTACGGTTATTACCATGTAACGAACAATCCAGACTTCGCTTCTGCTGATCGCTTGCAGGCAAAAGTTTTTATTCAGGGTGTGGGTCGGATTGAAGTCAATCACTATAACAACAGCGAATATTCCGGTTCTGTTCTTCAATTCACATCAGGGCAGCTGGATATCCACGATGGTCATACAACGGCTGCTCGCGGCTCCATTATGCGCGATTTGGTAATACTGAATAACGATGCCACGGCGAAAACGATTCGTGCCTATTACACGCCGAGCGGTACTCAGTGGTTCAATCTGTTTGTAGCGAATGCCGGCGATGGAGGTCAGCTGGATTTGCAGGACATATTTAATGCCGAGTTTATGGACATCATGGCGTATGGAAACGGAGCTGGAACGGGAATCAAGTACGATGCGGTACAGGCCGGAGGCGGCAACGTGACGATGGTCAATGTCACTTCCAGAAACAACGCTATCGACTGGGATTTGGGTTCTGCGTATGACGTAGCGCGATCCAACTTTATAAAAAACTGGACTTTCAAGAACTGTCAGGGGGCTGGCAGCCCGATTCATTGGCGGGTACGACACGGCATTGGGCAAGCTACCTGGGAGAACTGCTGGAACGAAGGCGCGACCGGGGTTGCAGGAAGGGGCTTTGCATTTTCCGATATGGCGGGCTGGCAAGATGCGGGCTCGGTCAATCCCGGTCAATTGCTGCTGACAGGCGGCGGCAATTATTCCGATGCTGCTACGGACTCAGGATTCGTACACATCGAAATCGGTGACGATACAGCCACGGAGACGACTGATGGTGTTGGTCCGATCACGATTCAGGATGTGACGCTCGGGCAGATCGGCAACAACACCATAGGCATTCGGGTTCACAATTCTACTAATGCCGGTCCACGGGTTCTAAGCAGAATAAACGCACACAACAATGGCGGAGTGTTCTGTGCGCTAGATGACGAGGTGCAGATAGGGCCGGTGATATGGGAAAACTACGACGATTCAGAATATGGGTATGCCAACCATGTCACCGATACAAC